CTCAAAAGCATGGTCAATAGCAATGTCTGAGTCTGAAATTTGCTCTACATGCTTAATCCAACCACCAAGAAGTCTAGCTACTTTAGGATCTCCTTTAGAATCTACAGGAAGAACCTTAACTGCTGGCCTATTCATCCTTTGATCACCAACTACCTGATCAATAAATGTAGGCATTTTGTTAATAGTCAGACATGGTTGACCATTACTTTCTCTCTCAATACGAATTGCCTCTGGCCACTGAGCATTTTCCTCTGCTACAAACTTAAGATCATCCAAAGCCATCTTACGATTTTCAGAATCGTACTCCATAGACTTCTTCAGACGTTCTCTAGCTTCTTTAAGAATCTTTTGTTCTTTTGCTTCTGAAAGTTTTTGAGCCATTAGTAAACTCTAACTCCAACTAAATTGTTATGTCTAATCTTTTCAAGTATTTCTCTTGGAGGACGAATAATAAAGTCAGCAAACTCCTCTGGAGTAATACCAGAATACTTCCATTTAGACCCACCTTTGAAGGTAACTACTACACTCTTGATAGATTCATCATAGAGTAGGGAGTCTATATTTTCATCCTTAACTACAATCCTAATTACATCATCCATGACTGCCCACTTGAAACTGAATTCCTATAATTTCTAGGTTTATATTCTGGTTTGTTCTTAGCAAAAACTTTTGTAGATCTGTTTGAGAAGTACTCAGTTAAGCAAAGAGCATCAGCAATATTTGGACTCATTACTCCACGAGCTTTCATATCTTTCTTAGACTCAACTTTAAATCCGCCGTGCTTGTTGAAGTCATAACGAACTGAGGCAAGCTCATTCGCCAACATATTACCAAGCGTCTCTTGCTCTCCAGAGACTTTTGTATCAGGAAAAGAATAGATTCCAAGTATACAATTATCTCTTACCTTGCACCAAAGCTCGTCTCTAAGTCTATCATACTTCTCAATATCACTTGAAGCATTAGCTACATTCACCATATAGAGGTTCTTCATGTTATGCTTCTGCAGCCAATCAGCAACACCAGCACCGACACCGATAACATCTATTGCACAGCCATTAGCATCAAGTTCTTGATACGTCTGATTAATAAATCCACCAAGATCTATTGTGTTTAGTTTATTGAATGTCTCCCAAGGAAATATCTTCATTCCTCGTCGAGGTAAAATAATAGAACTGTCATCACCGTATCTAGCTACATCTACGCCAAGATATAGTGGCTCATCTTCAGCAACTTCAAATTCATTTCCAATACACTGCTGTGCCGCCCAAAGTGGAATGAGTGTCGTATCATCTTGGAGTGGAGGATTACCCTCAACACGAATTCTATAGACATTAGACTCAATACCATACTTCTTTGCAAAGTACTCAGGCATTGACTTATCTACATTTGTAGATTTTCTACTATCCCAATGAAGTTTGCACCAGTCAGTAGATATAGTTGCATGAAAATGAGTGTCGTAGTAATAGCCAGTATTTTTTGTCATGTTACCTATAAGTATCACTTTATTATCTGCTTGAGTCATAGCACCTTCGAGCGGAATAAACGTAGGATCAGGAACACCACTAGCTTCATCAATTACTATAAGTAAATGATCTCCATGAAGTCCTGCTAATGTTTCAGCTTGTTCTTCTTTTGTTGCTCTAACAGAAGGAGATATAAACCTAACCCACCACTCTTTTGGAGCTTCTTTATGATAAATAATATCTTTAAGTACTACAAATTCTTCTGCAACTGTAGATTGTCTAAGCCATTTTGATATCTCAGCTATAAGAATATCTCGTAACTGTCTATTAGTAGGAGCAGTTGCTACAACTTTTGCGTAGCTACGTGTTGTCATGAACCAAAGTATCACCCAGCTAACACAAGCATCCTTTCCAGTATTATGAGTTACAGTAAAATCCCCAAGAATATACAAATGGTTTTTATCAAGCTCAAAGCCGTAATAATTATTATACGAAAGCTCACTTATAGTTATACCAAACCTTAAATTTGGTTTTCTTTTATTAACTATTTTTGGAGCTTTTTTACGTTCAAGTAAACAAGGAATTTGATCTGTATTTTGAGATATTAACACTTCATAAGCAGTACAAGTAATATAGTTATTATTATACAATCTAGTACTATTATTTACTCTTTTGGTAGCGTGCATTCCACAAGATTGGCACAAAAATACCACATCGTTAGCAAGATCTTCACTAATACTTGTAAACGAGTAAGTAATAAAGGTGTCACTTTTTCTACCGCATCCATCTGTATCAATTAAACCAGCAAGAAGTTTTAAACGATTTGTTCTGGATGTAAACAAATACTCTTTTGGTATATGCTTATTTCCAATTAAGTTATAATAACTAAGTGCTGCTTTAACAGGATTAGAAAGCCCAAGTTGTTTGTGTGCTTCTCCACGTGATATACTATATCTATTAGTATCAACTTTATTAAAACAACACCCATTAGCCTGAGCAAATAATTGCCACATACCAATTAATTCATTATCAGTATTAGTTAATTCTGGTCTAAGACTTGTTCCATCTCCAAGCCAAAGTCCTAAAATATACGGAGGAATAATTACTGGCTGTTCTGGATACTCTATAGCAACTTTATAGCCGGCAAATCGTTTTTGAATGTTAGCTGGCCACGTAATAAATTCTTTAACAGGTATAATAATTTTATCGCCAATATTATACCCAGAACAGCGATTAATGCAAACTAAGGCTAACTTATGACTAGCGTTTACATCATAATAAGTTTTATCTGAGTAAGTAATTCTATAGAACTTTTCTCTTCCTCTATGAAGTTCAAGAACATTTCTAGGAGTATTATCATCTCCCATTAATTGATCTCCAACTTCGACATCTTCTACTGCTTTAAATCCATAAGGATACATATGAATAATAGTACCCTTAGCATGACAACCATGACCACTTCTAATTGTAATACGTTTTTCTTTTACAACATTCTGTAAAAGTTGAATCTGTTGTTCAGTTGGAGTTGCACCAATACACTCCTTAACAAACTGAAGTGGAGAGTTCTTCCACTCTTTCAACTTAGTCAGTACTGATTGATTCAAACTTCCTAATTCCACTTCTAACGAGCCTCCGTACGAGCGTTCCCACGAGGAAAACGAAAAACAGGTAAGCAACAAATACCCGCACGTTTCGAGCACTGTGCAATTGTATCAGATATCTTGGAGACGGCGGGTTTATTTCTCATTTCTACTGTGCCTCAAAAATGCTTTCCAGATGTAAATCCTCTCCTCATTGGAGAGTTTGTGAAACGGCTTAGTCGATTGGGAAACAATCGTGTTAAGCAGTGTTATTTTCTTATGGCATCCTCGGCAAAGCCGGGAGATCTTCTCCGGAACGTAAGTGATATGGTGGCGTTCAAGGGCCTTTGTCTTCTTACACTTCCTACACCTTGGTCTTCTCTTCCCACGAGAAATGTCATTTTTTGACATTTGGTCTTAAAATTCCTCGTTGTCTATTGAAGAGAGACTGTTTGCTCCGTCCTCTTCATTAGTCAAATCATCATACTTTGCATCTTCGACTAAGCCATCATTTAGTGGCTGGCCTGTAAGCAGTGCCTGCTCTTGTTTCTCTATATGAATCAGATGCGCGACTAGGCCCTTGATCTCACTGGGCTTTCCCTCAAGTGTGAGCTCCTTTTCCTTCAGAATCTTGTAGCTGGCTATCAAGTCCCTCAACGGAGCCTCGTTGATCTTCTCTGGAGTTATTGCCTCAAGCACTCTAGCTTGAAGCTCAGTCAAGTGCAAGCTTTGAATCGCCCGGTATTGGAGCAGAAGCCCCTGCTTCACCTGTAAATCCGTAATGCGCTTCCTTAATGTCGGGGCACTTATGCCAAGTTCGATAGATATCTGCGGTACAGATGCGCCTCGTTCAAGGGCATCAAGTACTGCTGCGATATCTACATCTACTGGCGTTCTTCCACTCGTCATTAAGGTTGTTCCTTTCTCCACTAATGCGTTGGGTGTTCGAGGTTCAGGCACTGACCATCTTCTGCCAGGTATGGGCAGGAGTCTTGCAGGCCGGCGGGGGGAGTGCACTTACACCCTCTCCAATTCTCCCCAGCTGAGCAGATGAAGACTGCCCGGAGCTTCCGGTAGTCCACAGAGAGCTCAATAAACGGAACATCTCCTCTCTCCTTCTCCCCCAACATTTGCTCCAATACTTCCTCTACTCTGCCCATTCGCTCTCCAGTCCAACATACTCTACAATCATTTCTATTCCACCCATAACACACAATTTCATAGTTGTCAAGATAAATTTAATAGGAATGGAAATTATTTTTACACTACTTTCCACCTCCACTACTCCTACTCAGGGTACTCTCCCACAAAATTCTCCTTGGGGGAAAATGGGGCCTTTTCAGGTGTGGTCAGTCAATCCGTTGGCCCTCCATAGCCCCCCTTAAAATGTTTCAATCCACCGATGAGAGCGGTGAATGTCAGTCATTGTTCGAGAGGTATTCATTTGTTGAGGGCAGTTCATTGTATGACTGGTGTTCATACCAGCGTCAATTAATTGACAGTTGGTATATGATCTGAATGTAATACATTGTCATACATCTGTGCCCAATGCAAGGTCTGTGCCAATTGTGCAATTGTCTGTAATGTATGTTCAGGTGCAATACAATGTCATACATTCAATTCGACAATTGTTGCCAAATGCCTCGACGTTTTTGTCGAGCGTGTAACGTGGTGATATTGTTCAAGAAATGTCAATTTTCGACATTTTCACCTCGACAATTTTGTCGAACGTTTCGTGGCTGAAATTGTGGAATTGCAAATTCATCAATAAAATCAACCAGTTGCAACTTTGGTACACCGATTGCAATAGTAATGTCTGAATGGCACGATGCCATTAAACAAATCGGTCATCGAACCGAGCGGGATAAAACCCGAAATGCTCATTGACAATTGAATATTGAACGCAGGTTCAAACTTTAGTAAATCTGCCAAAGGTATAATGACTGAATTGGAGGAATTATATCATGGCAGGTAAAGACGAAAGAAAGAATACAGTTTGGTGTTACAACCTCAATACGCATAAATTAAGCGCACTGTTCCCGAATGATGCAAAGCTGGTGTTAGATTTATCGACGGTAGTAATTGGCCTGACACAGCAGCAGGAATTAGTCTACCAGTACGGGATTAAGCAGTGGATTTCGAGCAATTACTCCGCTGAAAAAACGCCAGCAGGTAAGATTGCCTCAGCGGAAGCTGATTTCAATGGCCTGGTTGAAAAGGGCATTGAGATCATTGGTGAGGGTAAGATTGGATTGATCGGCAGGAGCAGGGCGAATGC